AACCAGAGCGAAAAGAACATTCAGGACTTGTTTTTCCTAGAAAACCGCGACCGCAAGTATGACACCAGCGTGTACCCCATGCGTGGCATCTATCAGGTCACTGACCAGGACTTTAACTTGAGTCAGTTTGGCCTGTTCCTGAACGCCAACACTCTGTTTATCACATTCCACATCAATGACATGCTGGACAAGATGGGCCGCCGTATCATGGCAGGCGACGTACTAGAGTTGCCCCACTTGAAAGATTATGATCCGCTAGGTGCTGAAGACATGCCAGCGGCTCTCAAACGATACTACGTAGTACAAGAGGCCACTCGAGCCAGTGAGGGCTTCAGTGTCACCTGGTGGCCACATTTGTGGCGTTGTAAATGCACACCTCTAGTAGACAGCCAGGAGTATCAAGACATTCTACAAACACTCAAGGCCACTGACGATCCTGACAGTCAGTCACTAAAGGATTTGTTGAGCACTTACAACAAAAACATTCAGATCACTGATGCATTAGTAGCACAAGCTGAGTCGGAACTGCCCAAGAGTGGTTACGACACCACTAGCTTGTATGTGGTCCCGCTAAATGAAGATGGCAGTCTGGGTAACCCACTGGGCCAGAGTATGAACCAGTCAGTTAACGCTGGTAGCGGGGAAGTTGTCAACTTGGACGCTACAACCCCCGACAAATCACAACCAGCATATCTGGGTGGTGATGGTCTGCCACCCAATGGTTGGCCAGCCACTGCTGGTATAGTATTTCCCGACAGCCCTGTTGAGGGTGACTACTGTCTAAGACTGGACTATGTGCCCAATCGTTTGTTCCGATTCAACGGCTCACGTTGGAACAAGGTGGAAGACAGTGTAAGAACAGAAACAGGCATGGGTGCAAACACCACACTACAAGGCAGCTTTGTAAACAACGCAGGCACCTTTACAGATTTCAACGGACAAGAACGCAAGAAATCGCAACCGCTAAGTAAAGCATTGAGACCAGAGGCAGACAATTAATGTTACAAGATTTCTTTTACGATGAACAATTAAAACGTTACATACTACAGTTTGTAAAATTGTTCAGTAGTTTTCAAGTACAGTACGGCCAGGATAGAACTGGCCAACGTACTTTGCTGAGAGTGCCAGTCAAGTATGGCGACACCAGTCGCCAGGCTGCTACTATTATCGCTGGCAACTCTGAGAACGTGATGGCCAGTGTGCCCATGATCAGTTGCTATATCAGCAACCTACGTTACGACCGCGAGCGTGTGCAGGACCCATCGTTTGTCAGCAACATGAGTATCAGACAGCGTGTGTATGATCCAGTAACAGACACTTATGGTACAACACAGGGCAATGCATTCACTGTGGAACGTCTAATGCCAGTTCCACACACTATTGAAATGAAAGTGGACATCTGGACCAGCAACAGTATGCAAAAGCACCAGCTGATGGAACAAATCCTATGCTGGTTCAACCCTAGTGTGGAATTGCAAAGCACTGACAACTATATTGACTGGACCAGTTTAACTGTAGTTGAACGAAAAGACATCACCTGGAGCAGTCGAACAGTGCCTGTGGGCACTGATGATGCTATTGATATTGCAACCATTACATTTGAAATTCCCATTTGGTTAACTACACCAGCCAAGGTCAAGAAGCTGGGTGTTATTCAGAAAATTGTTGCCAATGTGCGTGATGCGTTGGGCAACTTTGACATGGCTAGCATTGAGGGCGGACCATTGTTAGGACAAAAACAAGTGACAGTGCTGGACTATGGTGTGTTACTAATTGGCAATCAACTGCAACTGCTGAAGCAGGAAGATCTGGTCACTGAAGATAACGACAGTGTTAACGTGGGAGTCAAAGTTGGCACTAGCGATGACTGGCACAAGCTGGTAAACTTATATGGTATACTGACTGATGGTATTAGTCAGGTGAGGTTGATGCAAGACGACGGTTATACTGAAGTGGTGGGTACTGTGGCATACCATCCCACTGACAGAAACATTTTGTTGTTTAGTATAGACACCGGAACTAAACCAGCCAACACCATGCCCCCAATTGATGCAATTATCAATCCTTTGCGATCTGGGCCTGGTGCAGGACTACCATTGCCCACTGAGGGCACTCGTTACTTGTTAACGGATGATATTGGTAGTTTTGATAACGTAGAAGGGCCTGATGCCTGGATCAGTGGTGATGGTAGCAACATTGTTGCCCATGCCAACGACATCATCCAGTGGAGCAACAACCAATGGGACGTGATATTTGACAGTCAAAACAATGACACACTACATTATGTGAGTAATAAAACTACTGGACTCCAATACAAATGGAAAGACGGATTCTGGAGCAAGAGTTATGAAGGTCAATACGAGGGAGGACAGTGGTCTCTAGTTCTTTAACAAGTGCTGGTGCATTAGTATATTGCACCAGTACTCAACGATATTTGTTTTTACTACGCAACGGCTCTAAATATGCAGGCATGTGGGGACTGGTGGGTGGTAAACTTCAACGCAACGAGTCGGTTATTGACGGTTTGCATCGAGAAATACAGGAAGAGTTGGGACATGTTGAAATGTCTCGTATTATACCGTTAGAAAAGTATGTTAGTGATAATGACAAATTTGTCTATCACACATTCCTGGCTATAGTGGAGCAGGAGTTTGTGCCCACACTTAACGAGGAGCATCGTGGCTATTGCTGGTGCTCATTAAATGACATCCCCAAGCCACAGCATCCTGGTCTCTGGAATACTTTTAATCTGGACAGTGTGGCTGAGAAATTAGCCACCGTGGAAAATACACTCAGCTCAGTTCAGGCCGTGCTGTAAGCAGTACTCAGTAAGAATACGTTCCTTGTGCCATTCGCCGCCTTGTGGCGTGTCGGCAAATTCCTGAAAGCAAGGTGTGCCCAGGGTATAGTGCAACAGTTTGGCATCAGGGTTAGCACCGTACTCGTCAGGTAACCAGTTCCATTCCTTGGGCAGTTCACCAATGCGTTCATCATCAATCCAGGTGAATCGATGTAGCTCTGCACCAGTAGCTTGTTCAATAAATGCTGGTGTCAGTTTACGATTGGGGTAACTATTACAGTTCCACAAAATTACACTGGACCAGTTTTTGCGTGGATAGTCTTCATTTTTAGCACCCAGGTATTTCACAGGCATACGAGTCTTGTAATCGTGTTTGACCACCATGACATCTTTATCCAACTGTCTCATTTCCCACAGCTTGGTAATATCGTCACGCACAATCATGTCACCATCCATAAAGATGGCCCAGCCTTCATACTTCATCAAATGCGGCACTAGGAAACGACTGTAGATAAAATGGTTACTGCCGTCAGTATGTGTCTCTGTATAATCTTTGAACAAGTTTAGTGCCAGCGGAATAATTTGCACTGGCTGACTTGCATGACGAATAATACTGTTTGCACAGGTATGGAATGCGATTGCTTCGCGTGGATCGTAGCCGATAAAAACTGGTATCATTTTAACTCCGGCACATAAACATCAAACAACAGCAGATTGCGCTCAATGCCCGGCTCTACTGGTTCAACACCATGCCAGCTTTTATCATTCTTAAAGAATGCAAACATACTGTTGGGCAAGTAAGGCATGGTAGCGGTTCTGTTGAAATCTTTGTACATGTAGTGTGGGCCGCCTGGACAGGTCATGCCTTCACGCTTGGGTGCATACATGCTGGTACCCAAGTCAGGACGAGTATTGTCTGGAGCAAGATAAAACAACACAGTGATAACTTTACTCTTGCTGTCAGTATGTGGGCCCAACTCGTATCCAGTGTAGTCACGCACATACAGACTTTCAAATTTAGTGTTAAAACGAGTGCCCAATCTGCGTTCTACAAAAGTAGAAAACTTGTTTAAGAAAACGTCTCTAAGCTCTGGTGTAATCAGTTCAGTAGCGGCTTGCATCCAGGGCTCTCGAATTTCTGCGGGCAATGGGTCAATAGTTTTTTCATTGACTGGCAATACGATACGATTGTCTTCGGGATTGTTGTTGGGATCACCGCTTACTACAATCACTCGCCCCATGCTGGTCAGAGTGGCTAGATGTTCTTTTTGTGGCTGATTAGCCACCAGCTGATTGTAGAAATCCTGTGGCAGTGCATCCTTGATATAGATGTAGGGATAGGGTTCCTCAATCAGCTCAGTGTCTTGAATTTTTTTAGCTAGATAATCAACGGCGGCGGAACACATACTCTGCTACTCCTTTAAATGCGCCAGCTTTGCGTTCTGCTTCCTGGACTTGTTGTTTGTCATATGTGAACCCTAGACGTTCTAGAGTTGCCACCATGTTCATATGCTCGGACAAGTTCTGATTGGTTTCAATCAGCAGGCTCTGCACATTAGGCAATATTAAATCGCCTCCTTGTATAATCAGATGTTCAATACCGTCCACATCCAGTTTGATGTGATGCGGTGCTGGCACACCCAGTTCTAGAATGTCGTTCAGCGTGATTGTATATGCGCCCTGCTTGTATGCAGTCTTGGCTGGATTTAGATTGTGATCTGTTTCCTGCCCCACTGTATGGCAACTGCCGCCAGCTATAAACTGGCTCAGGTTCAATTTACTAAATCCACGAGTGTTGCTCATGGCCAATGGGTATGCTGTCACATATTTGTCCACATTGTTCAGCTTGATGTTCTGATTGAGGATGGCATAGTTCTGACTCTCAGGCTCAAATGCAAACACCCGCACACGCTTGGTTACTGCGGCAAAAATGGTATACATGCCCACGTTGGCACCAATGTCAATCATGACCTCACCTGGTTTCATGCTGTTTAACCACTCGATAGTAATGGGCTCTTTGGTAAAGATAGTTTTAACACGGGCTGATGTCACATCGTTGGGAGTGGCATACAGGATGTTAACACCGCGATGTTTGACTGCTTGTACTTCTTGACGTTCAGGCATTGGCGCAGTAGTTTGTGCCGCTGGTTCAGGCGCAGGCGCTGGTTTGGCTTTTTTAACAGTACGTGGCGCCACCACAATATGAAGTTCAGCACCGCTAACAATGGTTTTGGCCACGTTAAAATACTTGCTGAGAAATTTAGTCCACCACTCTTCACCTTCCTGTATCAGGTGAGCGTTGCGACCGTCTGGCAGGAACTTTTGTGCTGGCCCAGTGTGTACTACAAAGTACCCGATCTCTTTAGTAACTCGTGCTAGATCAAACAACACGTTGGGCAACAGGTCGGGTTCAATATGTTCCAGTACATCTGTACATACAACTAGGTCTGCTGGGCGAGCGGCGTCATCCTTGCCTGGTACTGCTGGGTCGTATTCCCATATGGGATATGGCATCTTCTTGGCTAAAGTGCCCTTACCACAGCCATAATCCAGCACAGAAGTAGTGTTTATGCTCTTGGCTAGTTTAACCACCATGTCCACACGCTTTTCACCGCTAGTACCGTAAGAAAGGTTTTCTTCATGCAACTTGCGATTCATCTCAGCATATTCTTTGCTGATCACTGGCTCGGACTTGTAGGCAATTTTCTTGACGTCTCGATCTTTATATGCTTCTTCCAGCTTGGTCTTGGCCATGTGCTGTACTAGACCGTCACCATACAGTGTCACAGTCAGGTCATGTATCTCATGCACTTCGTGGAAAAACTGACGAGCATATTCAATCATGGCGTCAGTGGCACGGAATGTTCTGCCGTTAAATGGTACCTGACGGAATGTTTTGGGTGTCTTGGGGTGTTTGGTGGCGTGTGTGGTACCGTCTTCTAGTACGCTACAGTCCATACCAAAAATGTGTTGGTTCTTGAAACCCAGGAAACGGGCCACCACCATGGCTCTCAGTCCGACGTTGCTACCACCGGTGAGAATCCATTCACCACGTGGGTAGTGATTGGGAATGTCGTTCTTGTTGGTGTTGCTGCCATATACGTGCCACAGTTTTACATTGTGGCCCTCCAGCAGATCAAACACTTTGGGATGGCAACAACTGGCCATCATGTATTCCACATCCTTGTGTGGGGTGCCAATTAGATCAGCTTTGTGTGCTTGCGGATCAGCGTCCACGTGCCAGGTGGGAATGATACCACGATCAATTAAAAACTGGTGGGCGCCAGCACAGCTGATGATATACTTGAACTTTTTAATTTCTTCCCAGGTGTCATTTAAACTGGGACCAAAGGCCACAATAGCAACAGGTTCGTCAGTGTCTTCGCCAGGTTGAATACGCCCAGGGATACGTGCAATGGCTGCTCGCATCTGGGCGTCTCGTAGTTCAGGGCTGATAACGTAATGAACTTTGGGTTTTTCGTTTTCGATGTCGAATACTTTTTCGGTTTTGGCCATATTTGTAGATACTCTAATAGGGTAATTATAACAGAGTATTTACCACACAATCAAGCATCTAATAAGTTTTATGAATATGTTCCTTCAAAAACTCATAATGAGTGGGCATCTGGTCAATACGGGCCATTACCTCAGCACGATGTGTTAGCCAGGTCTGATATGTTGCTTCTTCATATCCTGGTTGCTCAAAGAATTGGTTGTCAAGAAAGTCTTTATGGATAGCATCCATGGGATTGTATCCCATTCCGGCTGCAATATAAATGATACCACTCATCGATGCAGAATAGCTACGTGTTCTGTGACTGCGTTCTGCAAGTTCTATATAGGAGTTGTACATGCTGGGTAACATGTCGCGCATTTCTGGACTGTATGTGATCCCGCCTGACACTTCTTTCCAGTATGGTGTATCATTTCGCATACTTAACGCATAGTGTTGACTGATAAAATTCTTGAATCCCAAAATCTGTTCTTGGAATGCATGGTTAAACAGGTCCACGTCAAATTGGGTAACGACACCGTTTCGCATGGTCAATGCTGCCACCAATTTGGTAATACCTTCGTGAGTCAACATCAGACCAGTGGATTCCAATGGTTCAATAAATCCATTTGACAGCCCAATACCCACTACGTTCTTTTCCCAGGCCCATTTGTGGACTCCATGCTTGATTTTAATATGGCGAAACTCAGCTGCATCAGCACGTTCAGCATCAGGGAATATCATTCGGTTGCTTTTTAAATGTTTTCTAAAATGTGCTTCTGCTTGCTCTTCAGTTGCATGTTTGCTACTGTAAACGTAACCAGTGCCAATCCTACTCCACAGTGGAATGTTCCAGACCCAGCCAGCTTCAATTGCAGTACAACTGGTGTAGTTTTCCATTTCCTTGGGTTTGTCAATGTAGGGAATAACTGTGGCAACAGCTCGGTCATTTAATAGTGTGTCGTGGAAGGATATAAAAGGCACTCCCATTTTTTGTTCCAGCAACAACGACCTAAAGCCAGTACAATCAATAAACAAATCTGCTGTCAGAGCGCCGTTACTTTCTGTTAATATTTCCTTGATGCTGCCATCTTCGTTTAGTGTAGCATCAGTAACAGTGTCAATAACGTGTGTCATGCCAGACGGTAAGCACAGATGGTCACGCAAGTATATGCCAAACAATGTGGCATCCATATGGTATGCAGTGTCAGTTTTGAAATTGAAATTTCGCAGTTCATGAGACTCGTTCTTGGTCATTTTATTTGCATCCGTCATCAAAATTGAATCATGATGGAATTCTGCAAAATTACTGGGATCAAGAGTGGGATGTTTGGTTTTATACAGGAACCAATCCATCACTTGCCTTGGCTTGTCAGTTAAATCCATATAGCCAAATGGGTAATGAAATTTGTGCGGTTGCTCTTTAGGGTTTTCTCTAAAGTCAATAAACTTGATGCTGGTTTTGTAAGTTGCATTACAATGCGGCATCCAGTCCTGATCTTTAAGATCCAACAGGTGCATGAACTGATTGATATGCCCAATAGTACTTTCACCAACCCCGATGATTGGAATACTTGGACTTTCAACAAGAGTTAATTTGATATGTGGTAGGCGTTTTGAGATTGCAGCCGCGGTCATCCAACCTGAGCTACCGCCTCCGACAATTAGTATTGATTTAATATTGTGGTACATAGTTAATAGTGATTACAAGTCTACGGTCATGATGCTTGGGTTTGGTACTTGAATGGAACGACAATCCGTCAAATACACATACTCGATTTTTTACAGGCGCACATCTGGATATCACATTAAAATCAGTTTGTTCAGCATAATCCACAAGACGCTGGTTGTCAATTTGAGTGCCCACATCAGCTAATTTTTTATCATATACAATGGTATCGCCATCACTGTCAGATACATAGTAACATGCAGTGATGTGTGGTGATAAGAAATCCACATGTGGCGCATTACAACTGTAATTGTCCTGATTGGCTGGTGTGAGAAACCCCACTCGAATTCGTAACAGTTTATCAATTGGCCTGTCGACTGCGTCAGCAATATGATATACTACTGGTTTAATAAAAGGATACCAGTTACTGGGTGTTGCGTTTTCGTCATAAGCCACATGTGCAAGCCCGCCATTTGTGCCGTAATTTTTAAAGGTGACATCATTCACGTAAAACCAGGGGAAGTTCCATTGTAGCAAATCAAACTCCAATTGATTTGCATAACTAGGCGTCAGTAAATTATCAATTATTTTTGGCTCTAGCATCATGTAACACCGTTGAATTCATTCGCATTTGCAAAGCACTGTCAATATCATCCATGCCAAATGTTCTTTCACATTCATGACAGTCCCAACACTGGCTGCGACAGTTTAGCAATAGTTTTTCCAACTTTTTGCCCTGGTCAGAAGACCAAACACCAGCGTGTGGTTTGTACGTGATGTGCCAGTCATTGGCAACCTGTCTAGTGTCAACCCATCCAGGAACCCAGTCATGTATTGGCCCAAGATTGTTATCATATATTTCGTGAAAATCGTTAGCATACACAGTCTGCTCAACAGTGCTATGTGGTTGCGTAAATTTACCAGTGCCACCGTAAAACCAAGCAGCCTTTAGAAAGGGCAAATCTTTGGGGTCAGAGGCTGGCTGTGTCAATCGACCCGAGTACTTGAACACATCTACTAGATCAGCAAACTGTTTAAATATTGCAGATGTTGAAGCTACCACGTTGATACCAGATCTGGGACTTAGTGCAAACTCAGGCACACTGCGCCAGGCATTACAACTGAGGTCAGCGGGTCCTGAAAAATATTCTGTGCTGACTACTTCGCCCACACTGTCATGTTCTTTCTTAAACGGACAATGGTAGATACACGCTTCAGCAATTAGTAAAATAGTAATCACTTTCTTTTGTGGGTTTTTACTATTAAGATAATCCTGAGCACGTTTGATACGTTTGAGTTCTTTAAGATTCCTGTTGAGACTGCGATCCAAATTAATACTGTTATACCCCAGATATGCCATGTCAATAAATTGCTGTGCATCTGCCACAATCTGATTGACTGTGCTTTTCCAACGCATGTCAGGGCATCTTTGTTGGAGCACACCCATACGCATCAAATGCTCCGAGCTCATGGTGCAACTACGCAAACCACGATCATAGTAGCTGCCAATCCACTCTACAAATTGTTCACGTATTTGGTCATGCCAAATTACTTCATGTGGTACTTCAATAGTATTAAAAGTCAGGCTGATTTCAACACCAGTTTCTTCCTGTAGCTTGAACAACCAGTCCACCTGAATGTCGCTGGCTTCCACTCCCATGGGATTACCGCATCGCTTTTGTTTGCCTTCCCACTCGTAATAGAAAAACTTACCAAAATATATGTCATGAATATTGGCCAGATACCGTGGGTCGGCGTTTTTCATTAAATGGTAAAAGGTGTCGGCGTGCTCTCCGCGGAACCTATCAAAGTGAGCTATGGAGAATCTTTTGTTGAAATTCATAATAAATTGAAAAATTATTGCGGGCTTGAGTTTGCATTAAGCCTTGTCAAATGCGCCTCATTCCAGGCAATCACCGCTTCAATGTCATCTTTTGGAATCTCTTGCTTGACGTTGCTGATATGAGTTACCCAGGGCCCTGTATTACTTATTGTACCAGTAGCTTGTATTTCTTTATATAACATGTCCAACTGGTCACCAATTGACCCATATCCGATACCACGTGCCACTCGATAGGCGTTTTCGATAAAATCCTGTCGAGTGGTCATATCATTCTTTGTTACTGTACCGTCCTCATTGTATTGATCAGCAGTAGTAGTACCGTCAGGAACATCTACCCAGCTAAATGCTGGATGTACTTCAAATTCTTCACCAGGGTTTCGAATTTCACAAATTCTACCTGGTTCTCGTGAGTGTAATAGTGCTTTTAACATGTCTTTTTCCTGAATTTATTTATAAGAGTACACGATAACCAATCCGCTTTCCCCTGGTGCGCCAGTGTTATCATATCCACCGCCGTCGGTCTGATTGCCTGGTCCACCAGAACCTGGGGCGCCATTACCAGCCACAATAATTTTCTTGGGCAGAGAGTTTGCACCAGGCGACAAGTTAGTGTGGTCTCGTCGATGTGCCGCACCTCCACCAAAATATCCCCAACCACCACGCCCGCCAGGCCAGTGCCCACCTGAGTTGGTATGACCGCTGCCAGCACCACCAGTGAGGTTCACTTGCCCGCCAGAGCCAGCGCCACCGTGTCCTCCCGAATGGTTAGAATAGGTATTGGCACCCCCGCCACCCGTTGCAGAGCAGTAAGAGCCAAAACTACTCGTGCCCCCGCCACCAGCCGCCGCATAATAACCCACTGCTGTTCCAGCCGCCCCAATAGTGACAGAGACTGATGGCACACCAGTGACTGAGAAAAATCCTTCAGCAAAGCCGCCAGCACCACCCGATTCGCAATACCCGGCTCCACCACCGCCACCGCCAATCACTTTTGCATGTACGATACTTGCACCTGGGTTATACCAGGTGCCTGAAGAAGCAAAGCTGTCCACTTTTATCAACTGTCCAAGATTCCTAGGTTGTGCGGCCATCTTGGTACCATCACTAAAAGTAACACCCTGGGTTTGCCCACCAACTGCCAACAAGTGATCAATACTGGGCTCAGATCCATTAACCAAATCAATTCTTGGCCAATAAAATTCTATACGAGTGGTAGTGTCGGTGCAATAGTAGTGATACACTCGACTGCTGCCAGTGGTTGTGCCCGACTGCCACTTGCAATCATTTGGGATATTACCAGCGTTGTTTCCAAGTTTTCCACCATTTCTGGTATAGTATCCTGAATCAGGATGTATTGTTGTGCCATTATAGTTAACTGGATAACAATGCCCCACAAACAAGTACCAGACGTTTTGAGTCAGGGAACCTGTGCCACGATAATCCCAGTATGGGTTTGAGTTAGCTGCGCCGTCACTTAAATGAGTAACAGCACCAGTGCTGGTCTGCAATCCAAAATAAAAGGTACCGCCACTTGTTGAGCTGGTGCGTTTGACCCAGACACTGAAACGATACAACTTGGTATTATCAATGCTTATTTGACTGGTGTTCCAACCACCCGATGCATCATTGCCGCCAGTGGAGGTACATTGCCACACCATGGAAGTATTACCCCATGGATCTGTACCAAGATATCTGTTTTGTTCGTTTGCATCGCCGTTCGCGCTGAAAACACCCACGCCACCAGTACCCGCAGTCCATGTGGTGGGATCTAATAAGTTTGCGTCTGTTGAACCTAGTGTGATTGCCATAATATTATTTAAATGCGTAAACTACTACTGCGCCAGCAGGACCAGCTACGCCAGAACTACCGATTTCACCAATTCCGCCGCTGGCCCCACTACCAGGTGCAGGGCTAAAATTATCAGCGTTGTTGCCTCGAGTTTTTCCTCCTGGCCCACCAAAAAACCCGCCGCCGCCGGCTGCGGCTTGGCTATGTGAGCCGTGGTTGGCGTGGCCAGTGCCGCTACCACCCTGCAGATTTACTTGTCCACCAGATCCTGAGCCGCCGTGACCCCCAGCATGTGCTACAGTAGAGTTGGCGCCACCACCGCCAGTGGCTGACACCAATGCACCAAAACTTGTGGTACCACCAGTACCAGCAACTGCATAATAACCCACTGCCGAGCCACCGCCACCAATGGTCACTGTATATGAAGCACCAGGGGTAACTGTGAATACACCTTCAGAAAAACCGCCTGCGCCACCTGATTCGCAATAGCCAGCTGAGCCGCCTCCACCGCCCATTGCTTGTACTAAAATTTTTGTACAGTTGTGCGGCACATAGTATGTAAAGGTGCCCGCAGTTGTGTATGACATCACACTAACTGGTGTTCCATAGTCTGAGGGCGTGGCTGACTGAACTAATGCTGTTGGGGTTGCACCCAATCTTGAAGCCACAGAGTTATAATTTTGAATTACTTCATTAGCTGACAAATATCTGTTGTAAATCTGAACGACGGCTATGTCTCCCCAATATTGGCTGGCATTGGATGGATCAGTCTGTACGGCATTGTTGTATGCACCGATACTACAAATGCCGTGTTTGAATCTAGCATTGGCGCTGGTAATAGAACCCACCACTGTATCTGGTGTAGAATTTATACCTAGCGAATAATATGGACTGGTGTTGTTACTCCAGCGCCAGGTCATCATGACCCAATTGGATGTTCCGTAATTGGGTAAACTGGTCTGACTATAACCAGACACGTTAAATCCAGAACCATTACCACTGTCATACATACCAATTCTATTAGCACCCGATTCAATAATGACCTGGTGATCACCGCCAGTGCTCAGTCCACGAAACAGTGTTCTCCATTCTGCTGTGGAACTTTTAACTCTGGTCCAGACTATAGCAGTTAAGTCGCAGTTGTAAAACGCAAGGTCAGCGTCAGTTTTCTTGGCACACCCATAGCTGCCGTTAAAATCCATGTAACCACCACTGCCACTGTTGTATGCAGTTGACAATACTGAAAAGTGATTGCCGCGACCGCTGAGATCGTACCAATTGGTACCAGTGCCGGGATAACTGGCTGGATTACCAGCGTCCAGATGCAATACTAACCCGTCAGACACGGGCGGTAATAAAATTCCTGATGAGTTAAGAGTCGTTGCCATATATGTTTTTAAGTGTATGCATAAACTACCACTATGCCATTCGATGCGGCAGTACCAGTTGTACTTAACCCACTAGCTGGGGCACCGCTGGCACCTGATCCTGGTGCGCCTGCACCAACTTTGTCACCATGGTAATGGCGCACGCCATGTGAACCACCAAAGTACCCAGCACCGCCCTTGCCAATACCACCACTTCCCATACTGTTACCATGCCCAGTACCAGAACCGCCATTTAACGATACTATACCAGCACCAGCACCTGGTGCTCCACCAGTATGACTTAAATTTTGGTTAGCACCATATCCACCTGTTGCAGAACAATAGGATCCAAAACTACTTGTGCCACCATTACCAGCTGCCGCATAATATCCAACTCCAGCGCCACCTGCACCCACAGTGACGGTCACCGTGGAGTTGGGCGCCAATTCAATCAGCTGTTCTGCGTATCCACCAGCACCACCCGATTCGCAATAACCTGCTGATCCACCGCCAGCACCTTGTACTCGGACAAACACTCGATTGGCAGTAGCTGGTTGTGTAAAAGTTCCTGAGGATGTGAAAGTGGTTACAGAGACCAGTTGGCCAGTATCAAGGCCGGTGCTGTATTTTTCTAAATTGGAATTGTCGGAAAATATAATGCCATTAGGGCCCATTGTAATAGCCATACTATTCTCCTTTACTACTGTTGATAAAGTCCTTAATGCCGTTTACTTCAACACGGAGTTCTTTGATAGCCTCTGCCAGTAACGGCACCAATAGTTCATATTGCACGGTTAAATAATTTTCTCCAGACAGACTGGAACCATTGGGCCCAGCGTCAAATGGTGCGGGCTTGACTGCTTGTGGCAGTGCTCGTTGAACATCTTGTGCAAAGTGGCCCACACGCACTTCATAATTGTTGTATCCAAATTGTTCAGCCAACTGATTTTGTGTGTACAAGTACGCAGTCAGCATGTCAACACGGTCTAAAGCATTGTCAATGGTACCAACGACTGTTTTAAGACGTTGATCAGAATAGTATGCAGTAATGGCATTGGTTGCACGAATTTCACCAGTTGTACCAGATGCGGCTGTACCAATACCTAGCGAAGTTGTTTGGAATGTGCTACCAGCAACCAATGCGCTGGGGAATGTACCAGCGCCAATGTCGGCAGCGGTTAATGTTACCGAACCAGTACGCCCAGCAACTGAGCTGACTGGGCTAGCAGTACTAACTGCACCAGTCTTGTTCCAGGTGCTTGTAGTGGTACTGTATGTGTAACTGATGTTGTTAATTGTTGCTGTTTGCCCGTTTGTTGGGTTTGATGGAAAAGCCATTATAATCTCCCTACCACGATTTCAATTGAGCCCACTTGATCACTATCATAATCAACTAATGCTTTACCAATTACTGTTCCAATTTGTGGGGTGCCTGCATAGGTTGCAACACCAGGAATGCTACTAGTTACTAACATATCACCTTTTCTAATCTTACCCACCACATTACAGGGCACACGCCCAGTTAGTGCCACTGGCAATCCAGTTGCATCTGAGTTCATCAGGTACGCTGGATTGGTAGATATTACACCAGCGACACGATTGTCTGTCAATTGGTTAGACGTGGTAATCTCAAACTGTCCACCAAAAATCACAACAGTGCCTGGTGGGTACGGACTGTCAGATGCATAAATTTCTGCCAAGTCGGCATATTTTGCTGAACTTGCGATACCCAAGAAGTTGGTTGCTGTTAGGTTACCACCTGAGTCTCGTAATGCCAAAGTGTTAGCAGTGGCACTAGTGCTAGCGTTGGTTAAACCAGTACTCACGTCCACCCAACTGTAACCAGTGCCGTCATAAATGTACTTGTACATGGTATCAGTGGTACTGTTATACCACTCATCACCCTGTTGCGGACTACTTGGTGCTGATGTACCAGTGTAATTGGTAATCAGTGCCTTAGATCCCCTAGTACTAGTGCCACTTACTGTGACATTGACGAATGCGGCAGTACCAGTAAATGTGGGACCAGCTTTGGGTGCATAGGTTGCTGATACTGAATTACTCAATGCTGAAATTAAATTACTCAAGGCATTGTCAGCTGATGTTCGGTTGGCAATTTCTAATGATAGTGCCTGACTTACTACTGACACTGCATTACTGACAGTGTTAATACCTGCAATGCGAGCAGCCGTTTCTACTGACAGTGCCTGGCTGACTACTGAAATAGCATTGCTTAATGAGTCAAATTTGGCCAGCACACTAACGCCGTTGATTGTTGCTTCAGTAGTTGCTACAAGGTTGCTGGCTTTAAATGTACCAAACGTAGCGGAACTAAAATCTCCACCTGCACTTTCTGCGCCCGTCACATACCAGTGCAATTCTTTAGTTGAGTTGTCTAATACCAACGCGGCGTTCTGATCTGCGCCACTGCCGTAGTAGTGGAATCGAACACCCACGTCTTTACCATCATCCACAGCCCAGGGCTGTGCAATGTTAGCCACGTTGGGCGAGTGCAATTCAATTAAGTTGTCTGAAGTGGCGTAGTTGTTACTGCCGATGACCACAGTATTACCAGACACGACCAAGTTACCAGAAATAGTAACGTTGCCACTCAATACTGCACCAACTTTAGGTGCATAGGTTGCTGATACTGAGTTGCTTAATGCGTTAACTGCTGAAATACGATCGTTAATTTCAACGCTCAGTCTGTTACTGACACCACTTACTAGGTTACTCAACACACTCAGTGTATTACTGACTGTATCGATACGAACGCTCAGTGCGTTATCAGCTGATGTTCGGTTGGCAATTTCTAATGATAGTGCATTGCTGACAACTGATACTGCGTTACTGACAGTATCAATACGAACGCTTAGTGCGTTATCAGCTGATGTTCGGTTGGCAATTTCTAATGATAGTGCATTGCTGATAACTGATACTGCGTTACTGACAGTATCAATACGAACGCTTAGTGCATTATCTGCACTCACACGGTTGGATATTTCAAGTGATACCGCATTACTGACTGTGTCAATACGCAAACTTAGCGCAGTATCTGCACTGATTCGGTTTGCTGTTTCAAGTGAAATTGCATTGCTTAATGCGTTGTCTGCACTTGTGCGGTTGGCAATTTCAAGTGAAATTGCATTGCTTAATGCGTTGTCAGCACTAATACGGTTGACCGTTTCTACCGACACTGCATTACTAACAGTGTTGACATCTGCCGCAGTAGCGCCAGACACAAACGCCACACCATTGGCGTAGAACAAGTTGTTGGTGTATACTGCGGTGGCAAACACGTTGCCTGCTACACCAATACCACCGCCCACAATAATATCACCAGTACTGGTGCTAGTAGCCGGTGTATTTCCATATGTTGTTAAATTTGCAAAAGTCCATGATACTGGGTAGTTGGATATATCTAACCAGAGATTACTAGTACCATCATTAATTCGATTGTATAGTGTGTTAGTGTTAATCTGGAACCATTGATCACCAGGACTTGACACATTAGGCGCAGTGTTGGATGCTGTGAATGTAAGACCGCTGCCACCACCACCTGTGCCCACTGCTGTACCGTTGGCAAAGTAGAATGCGCTGGCATAAATGTTGCCAGTGGAACCTATACCACCAGTCACTGTCAGTGTGCCAGTAGTAGTACTGGAACTGATGGTGTTGCCAGTAATTGAGGTATTACCAGAAATTACAGTATTGCCAGTAAATGTGGGGCTGGCCTTGGGTGCATAGGTAACAGACACTGCATTACTCAATGCATTGACTGCTGAGATACGATTGGCTATTTCAAGTGATACTGCATTGCTGACGGCGTCAATACGAACGCTCAGTGCGTTATCTGCACTTGTGCGGTTGGCTATTTCAACTGATACAGCATTGCTGACAGTGTCAACACGCAAACTTAGTGCGTTATCTGCACTTGTGCGGTTGGCAATTTCTAAACTAACTGCATTACTGACGGTATCAATTGCGGCAAGTACGTTGGTACCTGCCACCGTTAACGTGCCACCAACACCAAAGTTATTGGCTGTGTACCAGCCCAAATTGGCATGGATGTATCGCAAATAAGTGACTGGGCCTGTACCCACATCAATACCAGCACCATCAATGGTAGCACTAGTGCTAGCATTATTAGCAATTACAATGTTTTTGTCATTTATAGTTACAGTAGTACTATTGATAGTTTGAACGTTGCCATTGACTGTTAAGTTACCCGACAGTACGGTATCACCTGTAACGTTCAAGGTACCAATATTGGTAGTACCAGTTAGTGTAGCATTGGCCTTGGGTGCATAGGTAACAGACACTGCGTGGCTTAATGCGTTAACTGCTGAAATACGATTGGCTATTTCAAGTGATAGAGCCTGACTGATTACGCTGACTGCTTGACTGACGTTGTCAATGCGAACGCTCAGTGCATTATCAGCACTGGTTCTATTGGCAATTTCTGCACTCAGTGCATTACTAATTAATGATAATCCCTGGCTGATACCGTCAATACGCACACTGACCAGACTGATCAGATTGCTCAGTGCATTATCAGCACTGACGCGGCTGGCTGTTTCTACACTTAGTGCTTGGCTTACGACAGAAACTGCCTGGCTGACTGCATCTATGCGAACGCTCAGTGCATTATCAGCACTTGTTCTATTTGCAATCTCAACTGACAAGGCTTGGCTAACCACGTTCACTGCTGAAATTCGATCGGCTATTTCTACACTCAGTCTATTACTGACGCCACTTACCAGATTGCTCAATGCACTCAGCGTATTACTGACTGTATCGATCCTCGCACTCAATGCATTGTCAGCACTAACACGGTTGACTGTTTCTACACTCAGCGCCTGGCTGACAACTGATACTGCATTGCTGACTGTATCAATGCGAACGCTCAGTGCGTTATCTGCACTAATACGATTGACTGTTGCAACTGATACCGCATGGCTAACAACTGAAATGGCATTGCTGATAGTGTCAAACTTAGCTAGGACACTAACCCCGTTAATAGTTGCATCACCAGTTAATACCAGATTGCCTGTTTTAAATGTACCATAGGTACCAGTAAATACGTTTCCGCCCTCGACACCTGACCCATACCATTCCAGGTAACTGGTGTCATTTGCAAATCCCAGGAAGGCATTGTTATCGGCACCTGACTTGTAATAATGGAATCTGACACCGATGTCTTTTCCATCATCAACTGCCCAGGGCTGTGCAATGTTAGCCACATTGGGTGAATGTAATTCAATAATGTTATCAGTAGTAGCATAGTTGTTGCTACCAATGATTGTGGTATTTCCGCTGACCACCAGGTTGGCGGCAATGGTAACATTGCCACTAAACGTCGCACCGCTAAGGCGAGCATAGTTAACTGAAACGTTGTTGCTTAATGCGCTGATTAAATTGCTTAGTGCGCTGTCTGCGCTGATACGATTTGCCGTCTCAACTGATAGGGCTTGGCTAACAATGGATACTGCATTGCTGACTGTGTTAACTGCCGCAATGCGAGCAGCCGTTTCTACTGACAGTGCCTGGCTAACAACCGACACTGCGTTACTTACAGTGTCAATACGAGCGTTGGCTGCTGATATGGCGTTACTGGTGACTGATACTGCACCACTAATGCTGTCAATACGCAAACTTAGCGCAGTATCTGCACTGATTCGGTTTGCTGTTTCAACACTCAATGCCTGACTTACAATACTGACTGCATTACTAATAGTATCGATGCGAACGCTCAGTGCGTTGTCAGCACTAATACGATTGACTGTTGCAACTGATACCGCATGGCTTACAATACTAACCGCATTACTTACAGTATCAATACGAACACTCAGTGCATTATCAGCACTGATGCCGTTGGCAATTTCCACAGACAGCGCATTGCTGACCACATTGACTGCTGAAATTCGATTGGCTATTTCTACGCTTACCGCATTACTGACAGTGTTGACATCAGCAGCCGTAGCACCAGAAACAAATGCCACGCCGTTGGCATAGAATAGGTTGTCTGTGTATACTGCATTGGCTCTTAGGTTACCAGATACACCAACACCGCCTGCTACTGTCAATGCACCAGTTGTCAGGTTACCGCTTGCAGTAGTATCAGTGATTGCCAAGTTCGATGTTACTGTGACTTGTGGTGTTGTGGTTAGATCCAACCAGAACGAGCTGGTGCCATCATTGGCACGAACATACAGCGTGTTAGTGTCTGTGTTGAACCACTCATCACCGCTGCTTGGGCTTGTGGGCGCAGTATTAGATGCAGTATATTTGAATGAGCTGCTAGTATAAGGCGTGCCGTTGGCCCAATAGTAACTGTCTGTGTAAACTGCGTTGGCTTGTAAGTTACCAGTTACACCAACGCCGCCTGTCACTAACAATGATCCAGTTGTTTTACTGGTGCTTGCTACGTTACTTGTGATACTGACATTACCAGTAAATGTAGCACCAGACTTGGCAGCATAAGTTACTGATACTGAATTGCTTAGTGCTGAAATTAAATTACTCAGGGCGTTATCAGCACTAGTACGGTTGGCGATCTCGACGCTCAACGCATTACTGACCACATTGACTGCGGAAATACGATTGGCAGTTTCTAGCGATAGTGCTTGACTGACAACACTGACCGCATTACTGACTGTATCAATGCGAACACTCAATGCGTTGTCAGCACTTGTTCTATTTGCAATCTCAACTGACAAGGCTTGGCTAACCACGTTAACCGCACTAATACGGTCCGCAATCTCAACACTCAATCGGTTGCTTACACCACTTACCAGATTGCTCAAAGCACTAAGTGAGTTGCTGACTGTGTCAATACGAACGCTTAATGCGTTGTCTGCTGATGTTCTATTTGCGATCTCAACTGATACAGCATTGCTGACCGTATCAATCGCGGCAAGCACATTGGTACCAGAAACTGTTAAAGTGCCACCTACACCAAAGTTATTGGCTGTGTACCAACCCAAGTTGGCATGGATGTATCGCAAGTAAGTGACTGGGCCCTGTCCCACATCGATACCAGCACCATCAACAGTTGCACTAGTACTCGCGTTGTTTCCAATTACGATGTTCTTATCGTTAATTGTTACTATAGTACTGTTGATAGTCTCAACACTACCGTTAACTGTTAGGTTACCAGACAGAACTGTATCGCCAGTAACGTTCAGGGTACCAATGTTTGTTGTGCCAGTGAATGTGGCATTGGATTTGGGTGCGTATGTTACTGATACACTGTTACTCAGTGCATTAACAGCTGAAACTCGATCAGCAATCTCCACGCTCAGGCGGTTGCTAACACCACTTACTAGATTGCTCAATACACTCAGTGTATTACTAACAGTATCAATGCGAACGCTTAATGCATTGCCTGCACTGATGCGGTTGGCAATTTCAAGTGACAGCGCATTGCTGACTACAGATACTGCATTACTGACTGTATCGATTCGAACACTCAGGGCGTTATCAGCACTTGTTCTATTTGAGATCTCAACTGATACTGCATTGCTGACTGTATCAATTGCGGCAAGCACATTGGCACTGCCCACAGTCAATGTACCAGTAACTGTCAATGGTCCAGTTACTGTTAGTGGGTTAGTACCAGAACGGCCAATATAATTGGTGGCGTTTGCGTTACCAAATACAATGTAACCCTGTGCGCCATCTTGTACACCAGTTACTCGGAATGTGTTTGCTGTGTTGATGTCGCCAATCCAGACGTCATCACCCACTCGATAATTGGTACCGTTGCCGTTGTTTGTGGCAACGATTGTGTCAACAAGCAAGTTACCAGTAAAGACGGGCGCACTTAATTTAGCATAGTTTGCAGATACATAATTGCTTAGTGCAGAGTCAGCACTAATACGATTGGCTATCTCCACGCTCAATGCGTTGCTGACGGCAGCGGCGGCACCGCTGGCCACATTGACTGCTGAAATTCGGTTGGCTATCTCTAGGCTCAATGCGTTGCTGACGGCAGAAATGGCATTGCTTAACGCATTATCAGCACTAATACGGTTGACAGTTTCAATTGATAATGCGTGACTAACTACGCTAACTGCACTAATACGGTTGGCCGTCTCTAACGACAGGGCCTGACTTACAACTGATACCGCATTGCTGACCGTATCAATCGCCGCGGCAACGTTTGCACCATTTACTGTTAATGTAGTAAATGCACCAGTGCTGGCTGTGGCGTTACCAATTGGGGTATTCTGAATGCCACCCTGTGCTGTAAATGCACCTTGGTATGTCAATGCACCAGTGCCACTGCGGCCCAGCGTCTGAGCGTTGGCATTGCCAAAAACAATATATCCGTTTGCATTATTAAATTGGCCCATCACACGCATGGTATCAGCAACATTTATGTCACCGATCCAGGCATCGTCACCTACTTTAAAGTTTGTGCCGTTGCTGTTGTTGGTAGATGCAATAATATCACCAGTCAGTGTACCAGTGAATGTGGGATTGGATTTGGGTGCGTATGTGGCTGATACGTAATTGCTTAGTGCAGAGTCAGCACTAATACGATTGGCAGTTTCAACTGAGATAGCATTACTAACAGAATCTATATTTACACTAAAAGGAGCGCCGTTGGCCCAATAGTAATTAGATGCCAGTATGTTACCTAAAACGTTAACGTTACCGTTGGATTGTGTAATTGAAAGTGGCACAGCAGCCGCACCAGCGGCGTTCTGATAGAAGAAGCGCAGGGCATTGGTGTTGTCTACATCAATGTTCCAGGTGCTGTTGGCTTGCCCAGTAATACCCGAAATGTTTGGCCAAGCCAATACCAACTGGCCACCTTCAGATGTGGGCGAGGGTGCCGCAATAACCAAATTATTGTTAACTACTGCGGTAGTTTTGTTTACGTATGTGGCTGATACACTATTGCTTAGTGCATTGACTGCGCTGATGCGGTTGGCTATTTCAAGTGATACTGCCTGGCTGACTGTGTCAATACGAACACTCAGTGCATTGTCAGCACTTGTTCTGTTTACTATTTCAACAGATAGTGCTTGGCTGACAACTGACACGGCATTACTGACCACATTAACTGCTGAGATACGGTTAGCAGTCTCAACTGATAATGCTTGGCTGACAACTGATATGGAATTGCTTAATGAATCTAGCTTTGCCAACACACTAACACCACTAATGGTGGCGTCACCAGTTAGGATCAGGTTACCAGTCTTAAATGTGCCGTAAGTACCGGTAAAGACATTACCACCTTCTGCACCTGAGCCATACCATTCTAGGTAACTGGTATCATTTGCAAATCCAAGAAATGCGTTGTTATCAGCACCTGATTTGTAATAATGGAATCTGACACCAATGTCTTTACCATCATCTACACTCCAAGGTTGTGCAATATTGGCAATGTTGGGCGTATGTAATTCAATAATATTATCAGTGGTGGCGTAATTGTTACTACCAATAATCGTAGTGTTGCCACTGACAACCAAATTGGCTGCAATAGTAACGTTACCACTGAATGTAGCACCACTTAGACGTGCGTAGTTGACAGAAATGTTATTGCTCAATGCACTAATCAGATTGCTTAGTGCATTATCAGCTGATGTTCGATTTGCTATCTCGACAGACAGTGCATTACTGACCACATTGACAGCTGAAATACGGTTAGCAGTTTCTACACTCAATGCCTGACTGACGATTGAAACGGCATTACTGACTGTATCAATGCGAACGCTTAATGCGTTGTCTGCGGATACACGATTGACAGTTTCTACCGATAACGCCTGACTTACAATACTGACTGCATTGCTTGCGGTATCAATACGAACGCTCAGTGCATTATCAGCACTGATGCGGTTGGATATTTCGTTACTTACTGCATTACTGACAGTGTCAATACGAACACTCAGTGCGTTATCAGCTGATGTTCTGTTTACTGTTTCTACCGATAACGCCTGACTTACAATACTGACTGCATTACTGACAGTGTCAATACGAACACTCAGTGCATTGTCAGCACTGGTTCTGTTGGTTATCTCGGCAGATAGTTGTTGGCTGGTTACTGATACATAATTGCTGATCGAATCAATACGCAAACTCAGTGCGTTGTCAGCAGATATGCGGTTTACAATTTCAATACTCAGTGTGTTACTGATAGCATCTGGACTAAATGCCACGCCGTTGGCATAATAGTAGTTGTCTGTATAGACTGCGTTGGCTCGCAAATTGCCAGCAATGCCAGCACCACCAGCTACAGTTATAGCACCGGTAGTAGTATTACCACTGGCAGTAGTATCAGTTATTGTTAGATTGGGAAGTACAGTGACAAGTGGTGTTGTGGTTAGATCTAACCAGAACGAACTGGTGCCATCGTTGGCACGAACATATAATGTGTTGGTATTGGTATTGTACCACTCGTCGCCATTGCTTGGGCTAGTGGGTGCTGTGTTGGAGGCGGTGTATTTGAATGCGCTACTGACGAATGGAGTACCATTAGCCCAGTAATAGTTGTCTGTATAAATGGCACCAGTATTAACATTTCCAGTTATGCCCGCGCCGCCAGCGACTTTCAATGCACCCGTGCTGGTGCTAGTGCTACTGATATTGCTGGTGATATTTACGTTACCAGCAACGTTGGCATCAGCCGCAACTGAAATGCCATTCTTGACGACGAAATCTTTGTTAATTGCCACTTAGTTTCACTCTCCACTAAAGCGGACCCAATACTAATAATGAATAAAAGTATTAGGTCACAACTGCTGTCCTTTGCACTTTGACGGTCTTGTTGGTACCAGATGCTGATCCAGTAAACAACAATTTCACAATACCGGTCTGGATAGTGGCCGTAAAGGTTCCGATCGTTCCGTTTGATGTTATTTCGCCGTACTCCACCATATAAACACTGGTGTCATCATGTACGATTAAAATCTCACTACTATGATACTTGACTGTACCACCGTTGTCATATACTTGAACAATGTATTTAACAGTTCTGAAATCTGTAATCGGGAAACTGTCAATCTGAGTCTGTGTTACGCCAGCGGCGGTTACTGCATTGGCACTAAAGCTACTGCTGGTGTTAATTGTAACGTTGCCAGTAAATGCAGGGTTGGCCTTGGGTGCGTATGTAACACTGATACTGTTGCTCAATGCATTCACTGCACTGATGCGGTTGACAATCTCAAGAGATACTGCATTGCTGACCGTGTCAACACGAACGCTCAGTGCGTTATCTGCGCTGATTCTGTTTACAGTTTCAACAGACAGGGCTTGGCTGACAACTGATACAGCATTGCTGACAGTATCAATTCTTACACTTAAGGCATTGTCTGCACTAGTGCGGTTGGCAATCTCAACGCTTACTGCGTTACTGACAGTATTAACTGCCGCAATACGAGCTGCCGTTTCTACTGATAGTGCTTGACTGACAACTGATACTGCATTGCTGACAGTGTCAACACGCACACTCAGTGCATTATCAGCTGATGTTCTATTTGCAATTTCAAGTGATACGGCATTACTGACAGTGTCAACACGGACGCTCAGTGCGTTATCAGCACTTGTGCGATTGACAATCTCTACACTTATTGCATTGCTTAACGCATTATCTGCGCTAATGCGGTTGGCTGTTTCTACGCTTAATGCTTGGCTTACAACTGATACTGCATTGCTGACAGTATCAATACGAACGCTCAGTGCGTTATCAGCTGATGTTCTATTTGCGGTCTCTACTGACACTGCCTGGCTTACGACCGAAATGGCATTGCTTAGTGTATCAAATTTAGCCAGTACACTGATGCCATTAATGGTGGCATCGCCAGTTAGGATCAAGTTGCCTGTTTTGAATGTGCCATACGTACCAGTAAAGGTATTGACACCTTCGGCTCCTGACCCATACCATTCCAGATAACTGGTGTCATTAGCAAAGCCCAGGAATGCATTATTATCTGACCCCAACTTATAATAATGGAATCGGAATCCGACGTCTTTTCCATCATCCAGTGTCCAGGGCTGTGCAATATTGGCCACGTTAGGAGCATGGAGCTCCAGCACGTTGTCAGTTGTGGCAAAGTTGTTGCTACCAACAACTGTGGTATTACCCTGAACAATCAGGTTACCAGTGATTACAACGTTGCTGTAGAAGTTACCAATACCACCCACGTTCAGGTTGGCACCGATACCAACGCCACCAGTGACAACCAATGCGCCACTTGATGTTGATGAACTGTTTAGTGAACTTGTTACTTGTAGGTTAGGAACCAACAAGTTGCCAGTCATTGTATCGCCCGACTTGTGGACGTATGTTACTGAAACACTATTACTCAATGCGCTAATCAGGTTGCTTAGGGCATTGTCTGCGGAAATTCTGTTTGCTGTCTCAACACTCAGTGCGTTGCTGACGATGGATACTGCGTTGCTGACAGTATCAACACGAACACTTAGTGCATTGTCTGCACTGACACGATTGACAGTCTCAACTGATAATGCCTGACTGACAATGCTGACTGCATTGCTTACAACGTTGACTGCTGAAATACGGTTGGCAGTTTCAACACTTAAGGCTTGGCTGACAACTGATACGGCATGGCTGACTGTGTTGATTTGTACACTTAGTACTGATACCTGTTGGCTCAGTACACTAATAGCATTGCTCTGAGTGTCAATACGAACACTCAATGCATTATCAGCACTAATTCTGTTGGCTGTCGCAACTGACAGGGCTTGACTTACAATGCTGACTGCATTGCTGACAGTGTCAACTCTGACACTTAAAGCATTATCTGCACTCACACGGTTCACTGTTTCAACGCTCAGTGCGTTGCTGACAGTATCAACACCAGAAGTCAGTGTTGTTAAGATGTTCACGCCGTTGGCGAACAAATGGTTGTCTGAATATATTGCGTTAGCTTGCACGTTGCCGCTAACACCCACGCCGCCTGTTACAATCAGTGCGCCTGTGGTCTTGCTGGTACTTGCTACGTTACTGGTTACAGATAAGTTGGCAATGCTGCTGTTACCAGTTCCAGTAATATTACCTAAAAATGTTCCAGTGGTAGAGATATTACCGGATGTGGCGACGACGCCGTTTGCATCAACGGTTAAATTGCCTACGGTTAGGCCATTTTTTACTACGAAATTGGTATTCGCCATGTCAATTTTCCATAACTTCTGTGGTCCTGCATAAATCGAACCAGTTTATGTATTTAGCTATCAGAATTACTTTTGCTATCGCGCACAGCAATTAACTGTTGTTGATAGACACAGACACGTTTCCGCTAGTGGTATCAAAACTTAGGAATCTCATGCTAGCCACAGTATTTTGAGTTATAGAAAAGTTGTTGGACTTCAGGTTGTTATGTGCATTGGGCAGTGTGATAGTCACGTTGGCGCTGGTGGCGTTCTGGATAACCACATCAATTGCTCGCCCAGCTTGTACATTGGAATAGCTGACTGTCACGTCCTGAATACACTTGCGATGCACTAGAGAATCCCCACCATTGGAAAAGTCCAATGCTAGGGTAGTGATGTTTGTTCCGCTAATACTTGATTTTAATACTTGTGAGCCAGATGTAGTTAAGTTGCCTGTAATTGCCACATTTCCAGCTGTGATATTCAGATTGCTAGTGCCATCGGCAAGAACGATGCTGTATGATCCTGAACTAATGCGTTTAATAGCTGCCATAAAATACTCTCTGGTTATTGTTTATTTATTTGCTTTCAAAACAGAAAGGGTTACTTTGCAGTAACCCTGTTCCGTTAAGTCGTTAATGCTTAGGCATTTTCGATCTGTACAATAGAACCAGTTGGAGAACTCAATGTCCACTGTACTGACAAGCCGTCTAGTGCGCTGTCACCGGTCTTGGCCACCAATGTAGCACGGTGTGCTGTCAACTTGGTAACGTAATAAGTACCACCAGATTCAGCAGTAGCAACCATGTAAGCATAACCTGTTGCAGGTGTAGAATCAGTACCTAGTTTCACTTTGCCAATGCCGTCAGATGTTTTGACTTTGTAAGTGCGTGTGTTTACTTGTTTGATGACGTCAGCGGCACGGCCTGTGGAACCTGCACCACTTGTGTTAGCGTACATGATGATAGCGTTTTCTTGGTTAGTTGCTGAACCAGGTGCGCCACTATCTGTAGTCAATGCTGGAGTTTGTGCGCTGGGCATTGTTCCACCGTTTACTTGACTCCATGATAGGTTTGGTAAACCAGTGTAACCAGAACCTTCTTCAACAACAGCAATGCTCTTAACACGGAATGTAACTGTTGCTTGTGCATTTGATCCGCCTGCTCCTGTAATAGCCCAAGTAGTAATACCTGTACCATCAATGCTGGTAAATTCTCCACGGCCGCCTGTTAACGAAATTGATGATACATTACCAGAGCCGTTTGTGTTAACAGTAATAACTGGATCAACACTAGCTTGTGATTCTAAACCTGTTAGTACAACGGCTGCACCTGTTTGGTTAATTGTATAACCAGTGTTAGTACCGCCAACTGTAATGGCTGCAATTTCCCATGTAACTGCTGTTGTAGCTGTTACACCACCTGGTAGTGTTGGTGCGGCAACTGTTAGGCCTGGGAATGTTTTGTATGTATTGTTAATTTGAATAGCACCAACAGTACCATTGCTGACGCTGGCTAGACCTTCACCGCCGATACGATCGTCGGAGTAGTTTTGGCTGTTAGACAGGTTGCCAGTAATCTGGTAACCGCCGGTACCGATGTTGCGGTTACCGAAATATTTCTTATGTAGAGGACGTCCCATTTTATTTTCTCCTTAAAAATCACGGCGTTCTAGGCCGTACGCGGTTGAACTTCCGCATAAAACTTACCCTGTGTAAGTCGTACTATCTATTTAGCTGAAAACAGAAAACCCCCAGCATCACTGCTGAGGGTCCCGTCTTCCCATCCCATTGAGAGTCTTTGTTATTTTAAATTATTTATGCCAGTTGCTTGTATAGCCACAAGAAAGCCCCTTGCGGGGCTTTCATTTTTACGCTTGGTCTACAAACTTCTTGAGTTCTTCTGCCTTAGCCACAATTTCTGTGCTTGACGGAAAATCTGGTAAACTTGGAAACGGATGCGTTCCTCGATTGGCGTCAGTTAACTTAGAGTGATACTCATCAGTTAATGATTGCCGTTGTTGGAAGACTGGCGTTACGAGGATTTCGTTAGCCATTTTGAGAAGTTCGAGACGGATCTCGTAAGGTGTTTTGCTCATATTTTTCTCCTTTGTGTGTATGTGTGTTAAACACGAGCTGTAGCTGTTGCTACAATAATATTTAGTGTGCGAAACTTCAGTCAACAAAAAACCCGCCGAAGCGGGTTTTTGTATAATCGCCTGTTGCGACCAGTAACTGATTACTGGAAGCTAGCGTTAGCGATTGTGATCTCGCCTAGGTAGTCGGCTGCGTTACCTAGAGAAGATGCTGTGTTTGTCAACTCAACATATCCGTAACGAGTCATGAAGCCCACGACTGGTTCGAATGTTGCTGGGTCTAGAACAACACCACTGCTCATCAATGGAATGTATGGGCAGTAGAATGCGGCTGCATCAGCTTCGCTTGTACCTTTGTAACCAACCAATACTGGTGTGTTGTCAGGTGCATAGCTGTCAACGTAAACACGCATTGCGCCATTCAATGTACCAACAAACTTAGTGTTTGTAGGTGCTTCGAATGTACCTTCTGTTGTACGAGCAAATGCGCTTGTAGTAGCAGATTGTAGGATTGTCAATGCTTGTGGGCTTACGATTGCCCAGTTACCAGCACCGCGACGTGTACGTGCGGCAATCTTGTTAGCAACACGGTTGATTAGAACAGCTAGAGCAGCGTGTTCGTCACCAACGAATGTAGCTGTACCAGATACAGCAGCTTGGTCAAATGCTTCTTCAGTTGGTGCTAGGCTACGTAGGCTACCGATGATCTCTTGGTCGATTTCAACAGTAATTTCTTGTGCCAAAGCTGCCATGATTTCTGCTTCAACATCTAGGCCGTGCATAGACTGTGCGTCTTGAGCGGCTTCAAATGTCCAACGTGCAGACAACTTACGTGTCTTAGCTTCAACAACTTGCTTCAAGATCTGAACGTTGATACGTTGACCAGGGTTACCTTCTAGTGCGCTTGTAGCGGCACCACGGTAGCTAGTAGCAGTAGAACCGCCAGAAGCTTGTGCTTGTGCTGAATAAGCGGCAGCGATCTTGAATGGGCTCAGAGCCTCATCGCCAACTGCTGTGCTGTTACCAAAGCCTGAGCTATCAGTCATTTGGTCTGCGTAACGTACACGCAATGTGTGGATTTGAGCCACAGGGCCAGTCATGGGCTGTACACCAACGATTTCGTTAGCGATAACAGTGGGCATAACACGGCGGATAACTGGTAGAATCACGCGGTTTAAAGTCGCGATGTTACCAGCTGAAGTTGAACCAGCAGTTGCGGATTCAGCTAGGTGCTTGCGAGTGTTTTCTAAGATAACACTCATGCTGGTGCGGCGAGAACCTTGTAGTCCTTCTAACAGGGCGTCTTTGGTCTCTCCCCAGCGGCTTTCTAGTAGTGCTTGTTTCATTTAAGTTTCTCCTATTTACTTACTTTAGCCCTGCTAGACGTCTGATTTCAATGACGTTATTATCGTCATCTGACACAGGCGCCGTTTTAGCAGCTTTGTCTCCAGTTACGGCTGTACGACTCTCGGCAATCATCTGCTTTTGTGGGGCTGATGACATTTGGCCTTTGGTCTCCAGAACGGCTGGAAGATACTTTTCAAATGCAGATTGCAATTTATCAGTCTGCACTGATTCAAGAAGTTGTACCATAATGGCTTGCTTCTCTTTGTTTAGTGGTTTCATAAGCTCATTCAACTTTGTGGTGCGTTGAGTTTGCTCACTGATCACTTTGATCTCTTTGTTTTTGTGTTCAACTAAACGAGCCTTTTCCAGGACTTGTTTGCGAGCTTCTGCTAGGGCCATATCCTTTTTCTGGATCTGACTCTTTAGCTTGCTGATCACTTGGTTCTCATTTAGGTGAGTCATAGTGTATTCAGAAGCAAAAGC